GTCCGGTTCTGTTTCTATTACCTTTTCATCACGTAACATCTTCTGTAGCTCTGCTGTGCTACCTATAAAAACATTGTTATTAGTTGCCCCTTGTTGAGCAAGTGCTGTAGGTTCATCAGTTTTATCCTGTTCTTTCTTACTCTTATGAAGCTTTAAAACTTTTTCGCCTATCTCAGCGTTTTGTTTGATTAATTGCCCAAGAACTTCGAATGCTCTTGGGTGTTCTGACTCACGTGCAAGTTCCATCATAAGCTCTATAGCTTCTTCACCTTGCGTGGACAAATCAAATAAATCTCTACGAACTCTTTCGAAGTCCGCATCAATTTTACTTTTCGTGCCAGTCAATGTGGGCTTCTGGATTTTCATCTCCGTGCTCATGGTCGTCATCGTGTTCTTGTGGGTTTTCATAATATGTATTCCATAATTCCATTACACCATACTTTGTACGGCTCTCATCTTTATTGCCGCCTTCATATGGTATAGCTAAGTTCTCTTCGATAAGACTTTGGTTAGCATCTTTGCCATTAACCTCAATCGTACCAAGTACTCTTCCAAATTTACCTTTCTCCATATCTTCTGTAACTAAGGTAAATTCACCATCGGTCTCTGCCAATAGTTCTATCAATCTGTGTTTAGCAGCAAGTCCCCATGATTTCTCTGCTAAATTTCTTGTCCTACTCTCAGGTGTATCTATACCCATTAAACGGATTCTATCCCTCATGAATACTGAAAAACCTAATTCTATATCTGCATCAATGGTATCTCCATCAACAACTCTTACTAATCGTGCATTAAATCTGTACATTGTATTCTCCTCTATACGTCAGTGTCAAAAAAGTTAATCGTTTCGGTGTATGGTTCTTTAAAACCACCAGCACCATCAGATGTGGTTGTACCCACTATCTTTTGTGTCTCAAATTTATGAGTCGTAGGATCAACATTCTCTGAATAATCAACTTCTGTTTGGAGAATTTGTTTACTCTTACCTATACCTCTATAATAACGAATACGAGTTGAGAAACCTAAAGTATAAACAATAGCTCTCCTCGTAACTAAATCACCCTCATAATCATCATTCATAGTAACACTCTCTAATATAATAGGAGTGTCGGTTTTGATATCCATACTTGGAATATCTTTTATTGTTACTGTATATTCTGGTTGAAACATTGGAAGTATCTGCTCTAATAATTGCAGAGCTTCATCTTGTGTAGCAGCCATAATATTTAATTCAAATCCAACTTTATAAACAGCGGGAGCACCTAACTTATTTAATTGTAATGTATCACCTGTTATAACCTTTGTATAATTCTTATGTTTAGACACACGTGCATTTGCGTCATAGTCCATAGAAGCTATTTCAAATGATAACCTTGGTAATTTAATTGCTAGCTTTGGATCAGATGTTTGTTCGTTTAAACGTGCAAGTACTTTACTTCTCGGTGCATAACCAAGAGGTACTTTAATTTCTCTAAGTATTTTACCAGCGGCATCTTTCTTTACGACTTCCATGTCATTAAAGATAGATCCGAATACGGATACCATTCTACGAGTTGATTCGTTATAAAAATGATTCTCAAACATTATGGATCACCAAACGGATTAGATTCTGTAAAGTCTATAACATCATCACCAGCAACTTCAAATTCGTCATTATCAGCAAATGGATCTGTATTATATTGTGTTATTGTTGTAGTTTCATCTGTTACAATGTTTAACGATGTACCAGATTCAGTACCTACAAGTTTTCTATTTGATGCAGCCTGTACAGAGAATTGCATGAATGTACCATCACCATTTGTACTTTGATGTGGTGATATAATTGTTATTCTATTATTGTCACCATCCCAACCTGCAACATAGCCTACAACATTAATCGGTTGAGCTGGAGAAGCGGTGTCATTTGTTCCAGTCCATTGTTTAACTTCTTCACCAAGTTTATATGAGTTTGTACTTGTTGTAAGAACATAGCTATATGATGTAGCGTTATTCCATTCAATAGCATCAATCTCATCATAACCAGTATCAAAGTGTTGGTCATTGTATTCAAATAACTCAGCTGTCATTGTGTAGGTTGGTAGATTTCCTAATTGATAGAATGGATTCTTAGGTTCTACATAACGTATCTCAAATAATCTTTGAGTAAGTGTCATATAAATGAGATCACCTTCAGCAGGTTTACCTTTTTCAGTATAACCTAAATTAGCATCATTAACATTTACACCTACAACAGAATCCCAGCGTCTTTTTGTTACTACAAAGTCTGCCTGATCACGAATCTCTAAACCAAATTTACCTAATAGATTACCATCGCCTTCAAAACCTTCAGCGCTTTCTAAATACATTTCTATTGGATATGCAGCTGTGAACTCACTAAACTCTTCATTGAGTAAAGCATCTTCTGATATACGAGTGCGTGGAATATATATCACGTCTTGCCCGAATACTTTAATACTTTCTGTTACAAGATCTTCATACAGATCCTGTTCAGATTTTACAGCACCCGAAAAATATACTGATGTAGCCATTAATTACCCCATTAAAAAGTTATCTGGCATGGCCCATATTAGCCTAGCTTCTTCTTCTAACCCCTGAATTTCTTCAATCGCATCTTCATAGATCTGGCGACCGTTTAAAGTTATTCCACCTGGCAATTGAAAGTCTTGAAACTTCATTAAGTTAGCACCCCATTGGCGCTTGATTAATGATGTAAGATACTTTTTCAAGTAATGATCGTTGTACACATCTGTATAAGTGTCTGGAGCTATAATACTAAATACCTCTAATACAATAAAATCTCCAGCATTTAAATTGCCGAATCCGTCATCCATATGTATTCTATTCATATGTCTACTAAATCTTATATGCTCATGAGAATTTAATAGATGATCGACTAATGATAACTTTTGTTGTGCCATCGTATATTCTTGCATCTGTGTTCCTAAACCTTGCAACATAAAGATGTCATTCATACGCATATGATAACCCATATCAAATAATGAACTACCAGTTGAAGCATTAATCTTTAATAAGCGAACAACTGATGTCACAGCATCAGGAACAGTAATATAACTATTTGTTATATCAGTTGCAGTAAGCTCATGCTTAATATATTCACGTATTACTGCATCAGAATGATATTCTTGATAGAATTGTATAGCGTCATCTGTACGATCTTCTAATTGATCTTCATCTACATTGATTTCAATTACAGGTGCACCTAAATTTCTTAAGCAGTAATCTTGTAATGTCGATCTTGAATTAGGTTTTGCCATGATGTTTCCTTGTTATATAGAGTTATTTATATAAAACAAGACTTCCTTTAATGAATTTGGAAGAATAATTCCATACGTGCTAGGGTTTTGGCATCAGGATTTGTGTGATGATTTCTTGAATATATCTCTTTTGCAGCTGTTACATCACCTTTTGCTAACTGCACAAAGTTATAATCTTTAGATTCTGCTCTATGTAGGTGAACAAATGCCAAAGCTAACATCTGGTCATAGGTTAATTTATTCATTTCTTTCTTATGGTCATAATATGATATATATGCTGTGCCAATCAATTCCCCTTGAATTGCATCTTCAAGATCTGTTAACCATTTAGGATATTTCATCTTAGTACCACCTAATAATCCTGTAGAATTTTTATATCCACGAGGTTGCCAATCTCTTCTACCTAAAATAGAACGTGAATTAAATTTTTCAATGTGATATCGATAACGATTAACCGCTGTTTCAACACTATCTTTTGTAAATTGCACATAACCATAAGCAGTATTATCTTTAATTCCTGGCGAAGCATTTTGTATCCAATCAGATTCTACACCAACTAATTCATCCATCAACCAAAGAACATTACCTGCAAAATTATCAAAGTCAAATGCAGCAAGTGCAGCTTCATCTAATCCATTTGTAAACTGTACATTACGCTGGTATCTTAATATTTCATCATATACTAACATAGTAGCCTCAGTCATATATGAGCCTACAGTTTCTTTTAGATTGGATTTAGCAGAATAATCAGATGTAGTTGATACTACGTTAACCGTTGCTTGTGTTGGTAGTGTTAGTGTTGCCATAATTAAAAGGCCGAGCTTAAGTTTTCTTCCGAGTTGGAGCATTCCGTCTTTGATTTACTTGATCTGCTGGAATACCCATCTTAGCAGCATCGCCATATTTTTTCATAGTCTTTTGTAAACGATCCTGCATTCTTTTACGTCTCTTCATCGCTGCAGGGCCTAATTCATCTAGGTCATGTACATAACCCATGTCTTTCATTCTAAGATGATCAGCTTTTGTTTTTGCTTTATATCCTTTCTTTGTTTTAGGATCATACATCATATGTGGTACAAAGTCATCTTCTTTGACACAGTTATTTACAGTCTGACCATTCTTACCTATCTTGGTACCAACCTTCTTATAACCATCCCAACAATCCATTTCCCACAATTTAAAATTTTGCATATTAACCTCTTACTTTATCTGCTAAATCTTTATCAGCCTTACCCCAAGTGCCAGATGATTTAGTTACAAATGAGTTCACTCTTGCATGACCCCACTGCTCAGGTGTTGTTCCTGGTCTGTGTCCAGTCTTCCATGCAGCTACACCACGATTATAGACTTGTCTTAAGATACCAAGAGGCATACCAGAAGCTTTAGCTTTCTTTGCTAGAGACTTATCAGACTTGCTTGCTTCATATACATCAGGATACATCTTCTGCATCTTTGTTGTATGAGTAGACTTACGAGTCTTCGCTGTTTTATCTCCTACCGCTGGCTTATATGCATTTGGATCATCGTCATCCATATCGGCTTGCTTTTTAAACTGTGCTTGCCTTTTTGCTTTACTAGACTTGGATAATCCTGAGTGATACGCGTCACTCTCAAACATCTTAAAAGTTTTCATTTAGTATTTACGAGCCATTAAATTTTTCTTTTTCTTTTTCTTACCTGCATTAGGTGCCATATCAACACCGCCATGTGCTACCGCATTTGCTGCAGCATCTTCATTTTTACCACCAGCTAATACATAATTTGCTGCTGCTAAAACAGTATCTACTTCACCATCATAATCGTAACGTGCATCAAGTTCAGCTTGGTCTTTCTTAGCTTCCTTTTTCTTTTTATATTTTTCACGAACTTTTTTAGCTTTTTCTTGCCTAATCATTGCATCTTTAAAACCTTTTGTTCTGCGATCTACATCAACACCTTCATTGACATCTTCATTATGTTGTCTAAGAACGTCCATTACATATGGATTATCTTTAATACCTTGACCTGCCCAAATTTTCATCTTTTCGATTTCTTTTATAGCCTTTTCCATATTACCAGAATGCTTCCTAGCAATCTTATGAATTTGGTTTTTATGTGCAGATGATAATCTTGGAGCTTTAGCTTCTTCCATGCCTTTAGTTTCAGGATCCATGTCATTCATATCCATAGCTGATTGAGCACATCCACCTTCTTCGTGCATCTTACCACAATGTTCACACATGACCATTTTTTCTTCTACAGCATCACTCGATACTTTATTCTGACGAATAATGCTTAAAGGTTTTGGGGAGCTTTTACCCTCCATTAACTCAGGATATAAATCTTCTATATCCTCGTCATCCATTGCATAATCTTGACCTGTCATATAAGCTAAGATCTTTTTCTTATCACCTGTAAGAATTGCACCATCTCTGGTTGCCTTAATTTTAATACCATATTTAGTCTCTGCGAATTTTTTATCTTTAGCAGAACCATCCCAATTAATATCGATCTCAGCTTTACCTCTACCACCCTTAAGCTTAGACTTTTCATTAACTGATTCTTTATGGTATGAAGCATTTACGTGATAAGAAGATTTCATATAACCAGCATTAATACCTTTTTCAGTATCACCATTCATCTTATCATATGTAGCATTCATTTTATGTGCTTTCATATATGCAGCATTGATTTCTTCTTCATCAGGATCAGCTTGATTCATAGTTTCAGGATCCATATTATCCTGATTCATTTTCTCATTAGTTTCAGGCTTTTCGTTATCACCTTCCCAACCAGCATCTAATTCATCATAAAATTTCTTTTTCTGATCACCTTCTAACTCAGCAGGTGATGATACTCCAAATTTCTTAAGAAGAGAATTGAAGAATTTTTGGTAGGCTTCCTTGCCACCTGACGCTTCTCTAATTTGTTTGAGTGATTTCATATTTATTTCCTTTTTTCGTTTTCGAAATGATTCGTCATCATAACTTCCATTTTAGTTAATTGTATCATGATCTCGTTGTATCTTTCGGTACTCGTGATCCTAAATTCTGTATTCGTTTGAACATCTTCTATAATGTTCGCTTGTTTATTTTCTATTTCAGATGCCCACCAAACTGCAGCCATTGATTGAGCAAGCACTGCCATAAACAACGCAACTCCACAATTTCTAATCCAGTTAGGAACTCTTACGCTCCTACCACGCCAAGATTCTAATTCAACCTCTTGTCGTTGCAATGCATTGTGCATTCTTTCTAATCTCGATTCAATTTCGAGAAGTTTACTATCTGTGTCCATTTATATTCCCGAAATTAAGTTCCTATGAATGTATTTATACAACTACCAATTTTCAATATGTTTAATGTATTCAGTCATTGCATGGTCGCTAAAGTTATCAACTTTGAATGATTTTAGTCCACCCCACATACCTTTCATACGATCTGAGAACTTCGGCCACATACCCATAGGCTTATCATATACTGTTCCATCCCAACCAATATACATTAATGTACCATCGTGTCTATAGTTCATAAGTCTTAATGGTACTCTTGTGACAATATCATTGTTATTTTGCCATCTATAATGACATATCAATAGTGATTTAACATAGGTTGGCCAACCAACTCTTGGTGAACCATATGTAAATAAGCAATCAACCTCTGGAAAACTATAGTTAAGAGCACATCGACTAGCCATAATAGTTGCCATTGCAGCACCTAAACTATGCCCACAAAACCATAATGCTTTCTTTACATTGATTATATCAACAGATACCTCAGGCCAAAGTTCATCTACTTCAGCTTTAAAGCCACGATGTACTCGTGATACTGTTTCTGATTTGACTGGAAATGCTTTTAGATCTGCCTTGAGATCATTAAATTCCGTAGGCTCTGTACCACGACAAGCAACTACAACATCAGTCTTTGACTCAAATCTATATGCTTGAGCTCCACCTATATCATAAAATTTTGTTTTAGTAAAACCATGTTTCTTTGCAAGCTTTATAACATCGGCTTTATCACCATATGCATCGGCTGCAAGTTTAGCAAAAAGGAGACTCTTCTCCTTTAAATTCATTTCACGTATTGACATTACATTGCTCCCCAATCTCTATAGGCTTTATAAGCACCCCAACCTAATGCAGCGATCGCTGCAATTTTAATCATTGATGTAGCAAATAACGCGATAAGCCCGAAAGCTATTAATCCTAAATTACTTCCCATTATAGTTTCTCCTCTATTTCTGTTGTTAAATCGTCAATACGTGTTTCTAATTGCTCAATCTTTGCAGCAATCTTTGGATTGACCTTTTTCCAAGCATCTTCATCTTGGTTTAACCAAGTCCAACCATACTTGTCCCTAAAATAATCTACAGTATCATCAATCTTACCATAAGCCCATAAACCAATACGTGTATCTTTAATATAAGCTAAAAATGCTGCACCCAATAATGCTCCTGCAATACTTGTATAAATCCATAGTCTATCTTCAAACATGTTTCTTCTCCTTCTTCTTATCGTCTGGGTCTGGAGCAGGGTAAGTTTTACCTGGATCCTCTTCCATAGTTATCTCCTTAAAAATAAATTTAGCCGTATTTACGTACTAAATCGTGATTAATTTTAGCTAACAGGACTTCTTCAGTCTCAACCCTATTAGGATCAGGTAGACATACATCCACCGGACAAACTTCTACGCATTGAGGTGTATCAAAATGACCTACACACTCTGTACATAAATCACCGTCAATCACATATATCTCACTATATTTAGGGTGACCTATTTTGTAATCCCCGCCGAAGTATATTGCTTCATTCGGGCATTCTGGCACACATACATCACAATTGATGCAGCTATCTTCTATGAATAAACTCATTGCTTCTATGGATATTTATAATATTACTATTTATAAGACGTCTTTTCTATAAATATAGTAATGAATACATTAGGAGATTGATTTGGAAGGCATATTAGATTTAGTAACTGAGGTAGGTTTTCCTATTGTAGGTGCAGGAGCAGCAGGTTATTTTGTATATTTAACACTCAACTTTATATTAGATGGTGTGTTAGATGATATTAAACAACAAAGAATGTTTGCACAAGCCTTAGACAATAGAGTGAAGACAATGAATAGTGAATTAATACGTATTGATGTCAAAATGTGTCAGGCATTTGGTATAAGACCTGATACGGATCGAATCGCAAGAGCAGATGGTAAGACTGATGCGAGGAGAGACTGATGGAAGAAGTAGTAGTAGAGCAACAAACAACGATAGGACAATTAGTTAGTGATTACGGTTTTCCTATTATTGCCGCTTTGGCAATGGGTTACTTTATATACTTCATATGGACATGGGTTTCTACAAAGGTAGATCCAGTTATAGGCGATAGCCATATGACATTAATTGCATTAATTGATAGAGTAAGAATGTTGGATAATGATTTAATTAGATTAAACGCTAAATTAGATATGATATTACAGGAGAGAGAAAGACATGGTGAAATTAAAACTTTTACTGACACTACTGATACTGACGACAATAAGCCAAGCGAGTAATTTAACGTTTGAATTTGGTAATCCGTCTTTTAGTGGAGAAGGTTATTCAAGCCATGTGTTATCTATATCACAGCTTGAGTACAATAGAAAGAAAGAGGTTGAAGAGGATTTAATTTCAGCCGCAGCCAAAGCAGCTCGAGATGCTAAGAATACTACCTTAGCAAAGTTTGTAACGAACGTAGAAAGTCGTATATTCGCAAACTTATCCAAACAAATGGTTGATAATATGTTCGGCACAAACTGTACCGAAGATACCGATACAACAGAACTAGAGTGCCCATTGAGTGGTACAGCAACTTTACCTGATGGTTCAACAGTGGCATGGGTAAAAGATGAAACAGCAGAAACAATTACGTTAACTGTTACATCGGCCGATGGTTCATTAACAGAATTAATTGTACCAGTTGGAGACTTTAAATTTTAAGATTATGAATATGGAATATTTGGCAATAGCATTATTAAGTTGTTTAGTGGGCGCTTGTTCTACCCAGAATACAAAGGCGATAGAAGGAGAAATGCCTTTTGTTCAGGGTACACCTACAAAACAATTGCTAAAAGATATGCCTTCTTTGATAAATACCCCTACGGATGGTGAAGGCAATCCAGTAAAAATTACAGTTGCGGTATATGATTTTCCTGATGAAACAGGACAAAGGAAGCAAGTAGGATTATCAACAGCAGTTTCTCAGGGAGCTGATGTTTGGGTTATACAATCACTCATGGCGGTTAATCATGGTGGTTGGTTTACAGTTGTTGAAAGGGCTAGTTTAGATAATTTAACAAAAGAAAGACAACTGATTAGAAGTACAAGGGAACTATATGACGGTTCTCAGGCGACAGATTCTTTATCGCCTATGTTGTTTGCTGGTCTAATATTAGAGGGTGCCATTGTTGGATATGATACAAATACAACAAGCGGTGGAGCAGGAGCAAGGTTTCTAGGTTTAGGAGCTAACGATCAATATAGAACTGATCAAGTAACTGTTTCAATGAGACTCGTTGCGGTGCAGACAGGAGAAATCCTATTGACCGTATCAGCAACTAAAACAATTGCGAGTACCAGTAATGGTGCAGATGTGTTTAGATTCTTAGATTTAGGAACACGTGCACTGGAAATAGAATCTGGTAATGCAGCTAACGAACCCGTGAATTATGCGATTCGTACGGCTATTGAATATGCAGTCTTGCAAATGATATATGAAGGAAAAGAGTGTGGTTTATGGGAATGGGAGGAAGAAGTTGAAGTGATTCCTGAAATTCCAGTTATACCACTTGATGATTGGGCGAAACATCCAATTGAGGCAAAAGGAGGAGAGTAATCTTGAAATTACTAACATTCTTTGTTATGGCTTTGATGAGTGTGTCAGCAATGGCCGCAAATAAGATTTATGTGACGCAAGCCGGAGCATCATTAGTTTTTGATGTATTGCAGGATGGCGATGGTAATATGATAGGAAATAGTACCACATCATCAACTGTAAATGGTACAGCGTCAAACTTTAATATTGACCAAGTGGGCGATAGTAATATAATCACCTTTGATATAAATGGTGATAGCTTTGTTGGTACATGGAGTACCACAGGTAACAGTAACAATATTGATTTTAACTGTGACCCTGCCGATAGTACAAGTGGTTGTGATGATGTAAATGCAGTAATTACTTTTCAGGGTAACTCACAGGATATCGATTTAGATATTGGTGGTAGTGCTTCAGGTGATAATGCTGACATTGATATTGTTGGTGCTTCAGGCACAGACAGTACTGTTGTTGCCGCTACTATTGATGGCACAAGTGCAATATTAAGATTAACAATTAATGGTGATTCAAATAACTATCTAATCGACATAGATGGTAATGGAGATGTCAACGGTCATACTTTAATTATGACTCAAACTGGTATCACTGCTGATGTTGATGTTGTTCAATCAGGTGCTGCTGATAATATAGCAACTGTGACAACAACAGGTGATTCACAAAATATTGATATTACTCAGACTGCAGGTGGTAGTGTAACATTAACATCAAGTGGAAGTACATCAAGTGCTGTTAAGACAATTAATATTAATCAAACAGGTCATGCTGTATTTAATACAGATGGAACAATCCTTGGACAAACCTCATCTGGTTTAGCAGGTGCTGGTGGTACATACGATATTGACCAAACAAGTACAGGTACTATTAACTTAGATGTGAATGGTGCAAGTGCTAATGTTAGTATAGAACAAACAAGTACAGGAACAGTTAACATAGACGCAGCTGGTACAAGTTTTGTGGCTGATATAGACCAAGATAATGCTAGTACGCTTAACTTACACCATGATGGTAATAGTTCAGACTATGTTATTTTACAAACTGGAGGTAGTGGAGATACTTTAACTCTCACAGTTAATGGTGCTTCTGCTAATGTAGATATAATCCAAAGAGATTAATGTGCGACTTTTTATTATATTATGGTGTTTAACATTTTCATCATTCGCTAGTATAATTGGCGATGTTATCTTACATGAAGGTAATGCCAATATTGAAAGAACGGATGGTGAAGATGTTGATGCCAAAAAAGATGTAGATATATTTCAGTATGATACTGTTAAAACTGGTAAAGGTAAAGTCGCTATTGGCTTTATTGATGATACGAGGGTAGATGTTACACAACATTCCAAACTTATTATTGATGAATTTGTTTATGACCCAAATACTAAGAAGGGGTCGCTATCACTAAAAGCAGCACTTGGTACAGTAAGATATGCTTCAGGTCAGATTGCAAAGACCACACCAACTGCAGTACAAATAAAAACTCCAACAGCAACTATCGGTGTTCGAGGTACAGATTTTTCAATGACAATAGACGAGGTAGGTAGTTCTACTATTATTCTATTACCATCATGTGATACAAACGGTAACTGCTTCGTAGGTGAAATATCAGTTGAATCTGATGCGGGCATGGTTATTATGAATCAGGCCTTCCAGGCCACGGTCGTGGACACTTCTTTTTCTAGGCCATTAAATCCTGTTATATTAGATATAGATGAAAGTCTTATTAATAATTTACTTATTATATCAAAGCCAAGAGAGATCGTAGAGGCAATACAACAATCAGAATTAAATAAAGTAGCTACAGCCCTTGACATTGACTTTCTAAAGTTTGAAGAATTAGAAGTAGACTACTTAGAAGAAATAGAAGATGATGCAGTATCAATGCTTGACATTGATTTCTTAGATCAGAATTTCTTAGGAGATGTATTAGAACAACTCAATCGTCAGCTAGCATTACAAATGCGTTCTGAATTTGATAAGAAAAAAGGTGCATACGAATTTAAATTAGGTAAAGATAAAGAAACAGGAATTACTATATTAGACCAAGACCCACAATGGTATTGGCATAGAGAAGCTGCAAGTGGTAGTGTTGTTGAATTATACCTTGAGCAAGAGAATAGTTATAATTTAAATATACAACAAGGTGATTTTCAATTAATAGATTTTGAATTAGGGGGAATAGAAAGTGAAATCACTATTATTCAAAGTCAGTAGCATATTAGTAATAATATTATTATATATTGCAATTTTTTTTATGGCTGGGTCTGTGATGGCAGCCACAGTACACATTAGTTATACCGATAGTAATTTATATAGCGAAATGGAAGATCAGCTTGAAGATATGGGATTTACTGTGACTGGTACAAATAGTGGTTCGATAAACATAAATGATTTTAGTAGTAAAGATTTGCATATAAATGTTGCAGGTAGTTCTAATTGTGGTAGTACATGTAAGACCGCATATGAAACTTATATTGGAAATGGTGGTACAGTTTTAATTGCAGGTAACGGAGATAATGATGGTAATAGAACAGGTAACATCGAACAGTTAATAGAATCTAAATTATCTGTTGGTACAATTACAGTACTTAATTATGATGGAAACTTTGTTTCTTATGCTAATGGTAGTCAATATTCTGGTGATGCAACATCTGGTTATTGGGTAACAAGAAATTTATTCTCAATGAATAGTGGTGGTACTGCATTAGGTTCTAATAACTCAACTGGTACACATCAATATAAATCATGGGCAGCTTATAGTTACGGTAGCAATGGTGGTAGATTACTTGTAACACTTGACCAAACACAGTTTAATAATACTACTGCTGATTGGATGACACGAGCATATGCCTTTTTACAACAAACACTTGAAGAAGAAGGTATAATAAGTTCTACACCACAAGCAGGGATAACATCAACTCAACAAACAAAAGTTACTAACACTCAAGCAACATCTCAAAATAATAATAAAATTTATATTAATCAAAGTGGTACTGGAATTCAATTAAACATAACACAGGATGGTGCTGATAACTTAGTCATTGGTCCAGATTTATCAGCGGCCGGTCAATTAACCGGTGATAATATTGAATTAACTATTACGCAAACAAATAATAATAACATTATAGGAATAGATATTGATGGTAATTCAAATGATGTTGATATTACTCAGAACCTGAATCAAAGTGCATTAATCGATATAACAGGTGCTTCAAATACTCTTAACTTAAATCAAACACATTTAAATAATAACGGTGAACATTTTGCTGATATTAAAATTATTGGTAGTAGTAATGTTTTAGATATTGACCAAACTGAAACAGGAGATAAAGTATTATTCTTAGATATTGATGGCAGTAATAATGTTACTGTAGATCAGAAAGGAACAGGTAATCACTTCTTAGATGTTACGTTAACAGATGGTCATACAATAGATGTAACACAAGATGGAAGCGGTAATCATAATGCTGAATTAAATTTAAGCGGTAATAATACCTCATTAACTCTAACACAAGATAGTAGTACAGCTCAAAACTATTATCTACATCAAAACTGTACTAACACTAGTTGTTCAGCAACAGTTACACAAAACTAATATAAATAGATTTATGAAGAAAATATTATCACATTGGTCTATAGCATTTGTTACCCTTATAGCATTAACCTATATTGGTTTACAAGAT